CGATGAGTTGAGATTTGTTTCTTATGTTTTTTAGTGAGTTTACGTTTCCTGTGTTGCACTAAAACTATATTTATCTTTTTTGATTAAATTCATTTGTACAACGATTGCATGAGCATAAGCAACTGCATGTGATTTTTTGAAAAAGTACGTACCATCAGTTGGTTTAATCCAAACTTCTTTTAGTATGTCAATCCAATTTTTATACATTAGTCCTCTTTTAGCCGGACGTATAATTGCTAATACAGCCGCAAGTTGTTCAATGTTTTTAGGTTCTAATTTGGATACAATGTTAAAATGGCTATTTAGGTGAAAAAGGTTTTCAACAACCTTTGGGTCTTTTAACATATCCCAATCCGGTTCTTCGATCATTAATTCAACAAGTTCTTGTTCAGATTTAATATTTTTATAGATGCTTACATTAAGACAATCTATTTTAAAGTAGCCTCTTTTTTCTGCTTTTTTATAATCTAAAGTTGAATGTCCTGTAATTGGGTGTGTAGGCACAGCATGAAAGTAAACTCCAGTTTTGTGCTTTTCTATTTTGCCATCTTTAATTATAGATGCTGGTGCGTGTTTGAACAATCTTAATGTTCCGTCTCTATCAAAAAAATCTATATCTACATCAGGCATTAGTGTAAAAGTTTACTCCCTTTCATCTGATTATGTTTTATAAATTCGTTTCTTGCACCCGGTTTTAATATTTCTAACACGTCTAGTAATTTTTTATATCCTTTAGTTTTTATAATATCTTGATTTATATCTGGCATCACTACTCTACCTATTGTTCCATTTCTTTTTATTATAACACAACAGTCACCATCTTCAAATTCTAATTCATCAGCAACTTCAAAATCTATTTTACTCAATTTTAGCCTCCTTAGCTGTTTCTTGTATAAACAAATGATCTGCTGGATAACTTTTAAATTTATTTGCCCAGTATGCTGGATTAATAAATCTTTGTGTTATTTGTAATTGTTCATCTGTAAATAAGTTTAACATTTTTTTACCTGCCGAGCAACCAAGTAATAACCATGGAGAAATTTTTCCTTGTTGGATATGCTGTACTGCTCTGTTGGTGTTTACTAATCTAAAATAATCAGACCATTGTGCATTTTGTTCATCAGCCCAATCCATCATAGTTGCTATACTTCTTCTCATAGCCGCTTCAACTGGTTCTACTTTTAATGTATCTATAAGATATGTTTCGTATAAATCATCCCTAGCCCAATGGTCTAACTTAATTTTTGATAGTATAATATAGTCAATATATTTTTCTGGATATAATGGATTGATATGCATAATATATCTACCAAATTTTACAAATGCATTATAATATGCTGAACTACAAAAATCTTTATATGTTTTTGATTTACTATTGTTTTGGTGTATTTCATAAAATCTTTGAAATACCATGAAAGCATTTTGCACCCACTTTTCATTTTTTTGTAAATGTCTTCTTTTGGGTTCACATAAATGAACTTGTAGTGTTCTTTCTCTAGCGAATTCTTTATCGCAATAGGTACATTTATTTAGATTCGATTCCATGCGATTCTAATAATTCTTCAAGCTCACGATCTGTTATAATAGTATCGAGTGTTTCAAGATCTGATTCTTTCATATTAGGATATAATTGTTGTAATTGTTTTAAACTTTTATTTGGAACACGTTTCATTGGTTTAATCCATGGATGGAATTGTTGTTTTAACGCACCACACATAGCAGTTAATATCCATAATAATTTTTTATGTTTGCCTAGACTAAAACAATGTTTGTTAACGCACTCATTAATCATTTCTACGTAGTGTTCAACATAGAAAGGATCTTTAGACGAGACACTTGAAGCATATCTCATTAACATATAAGGTGAATATAATGATCGTTCGTGGTCGTCTATTCTATCATAATAGTCCTTATTACGAAAATCCACGGCTTTTAATCCGTTTCTTAATTCAAAAAATTTTCTGTTTGTCATATTTTAATCCAAATAATGTAGCACTTTTGCCATCTATAAATTCTAATTTTAACTTATTATTCATCTGTTTCATACCAGAAAGTTTGGTATTTAATTTTTCATCTTTCATCCAATCAAAAAACTTTATTGGCCAATTTCTGTCCATCCAAACATAAGCACCTTGTATTTTCATTATAGGTGCATCAATTTTAATTGTTTTTCTACCAGACGTTGCCATAATCTATTTGTTCACATTGTCTTGAAATATCTTTTACAAAATAAGCACATATGGGTTTTGGACCATCCTGTAAAGGAACTGCCAATAATTGTCCTGATTTAATTTTAGGAAAATACCATTTTACTTCTGTATAAATGTCTACAATATCAATTGGATAAAAATCTGGTTTAGGACTAGATAATGGATTAAAAGTAAATGCATCAAAGCCTCTATCATTTAAACTTGTAATTGGTAACACGTGCATCTCAGGTTGTCCAGCTTCTCCTATTAGCATTTTCCAATCTAATGGCATTTTAATTTTATATTTGCCGATTTCTAATACGGCCGCCGGCGCATTAAAACTTTCTAAAAATATTAAAGGTATATAAAAGAAATCTGGTTCTTCTGGGTTTGCATTATCTAATACAGCAAATCTTAAGTTTTCATCAACCCATTCGGGTATTTTTTCTAAAGTGTATGTTCTATCTTCTAATGTAAGGATTTTCATAATCTATCTTTTCTATTGTAAATGGATAATTTGCTTCTTTATAAAATTTCTTTCTGGTAGTTAAATGTCTTTTTGCAAATTTACAACTACTAGTTATATCCCAAATTTGTACGTGGTCTTTGTCTTTTGCTTTACGAATGCCTCTTCCTATACTTTGTATTACACGAACAAAGGATTTACCCGGTTCAATAAGAACAAGGTTGAATATTCTAGGAATATTAATTCCTACAGAAGCCACTCCATATGTAGCAATAATGATTTTACTTTTTGCAATAGATACCTCGTCGTAATGTTCTTTTCTGTCTAATGTTTTAGTTGCACCGGATATAAACACTGAATTTTTTATTTTCTTTTCAAGTAAGTTTCCTGCAGAAATTCTATCTACTAATATAAGTGTATTGCCAGAACTTGCAATATCGTTGATTGTTTGTGCTACCCAGGTTATTCTAGCATCATCGGTTGTAAGCCATTTTAATTCTTCAGGGTAGCTTTTAAACATTGGATGATCTTGTGTTTGCAAAATATTAACATGACATTTTGCTAATACACCTTTGTCTTGTAATTCTTTAGCAGGTATTCTATGTGTAACATCTCCTAACGAACATTTTATTCCCATAAATTCATATTCTTCTTTAGGTACTGTTCCTGTTAGTCCCCAACGTATACCTGCGTTTGCAAATACCCCTGTTAGCAATCTTTTTAGTACATCTGCTTTTGCCATATGTACTTCATCAACAATTACTGTCTGAATTCCTTGCATTACTTCTTTAAATTCTACTTTATCTTTTTTTTCAAGAACATTAATTGATTGCCAAGTTGCGATTGTATTATATCTGCCTACTTCTTTTCTGTCGCCAAAATAAACTCCTGTGTCTAAATTACACGCAAGAAAATCTTCTTCTGTTTGTGTTACTAAACTTTTATTAGGTACTATTGTTAATGTACGCCCATAAGGCTCAACTAATCTACAAAGTGCCGCAGTAATAATTGTTTTACCTGCACCGGTGGCAATTTCTTGTAGGCTTTGTGGTGCCTCTAAAAATTTATTAATTGTTTCTACTTGATAATCTCTAAGAACAATTTGTTGTCCAGCACAAGGATGATTTGCAGGCCACGTAAGATCTGATAGATAGTTTTTATCAATTAATTTAAATTCAAAATTGTGTTTAGTTCGTTTGTCGTCAAGTTCAACATATACTCCACCTGCCTCGAGTATTGGAAGAATTTGATCAACTAAATTAAGATATGTTGTGCCCCCAAGTCCAAAAAAACTAATTTTACCATCCCATCGACCTAGTTTAACTGCTGGTAAATGATAAGCATACGGAACTTGATATTTAAATTTATTGGCAAGTTTTTGTCGCCACTTCAAATCTAAATTTTCAAATTTAACGTTTACTTCGTCTTTAATTACTAGTTTACATGAACTCATAGTTTTATTATAACTTCGTCATTCCAATTCCAATTAATTGGACGACTATCACTATAATACAACTTTTTAGGTAAATTTTCAAGTAATCTTTTTAAATTTTCTGTGCCTGCTGAATAATAACCGCCACCTAATGTAGTTAATGAAGCACGTGGTTTTATTTTTGATTTTATTAATGATCGCGGTATTCTGTTACGTACAAATATAACTTTAGTTGTTTGGTCTATAAATTTAAATTGTTTACTCATTTGGTGTAACTCAAACATTTTGTCATGAGTCTCTTTGTCAAATTGTCGTTTAATTGACCACCCACCAAAGGTATCTTCGTTAGGTTCTTTTAAATCAAAACCCCAAGATAGTTCTTTTAATATGTTAATACCATTACGTTCAAATGTTTTAATCCATGTCCAAAGTTCGTCTATGTCTTTTTTATCAGTCTCATCTCCAGTAATTGGCATTAAGATAGGGAAACAATCTAGTTCTTTAAGTCCTGCTACAATCTCATCTGGACTGTATTCATGTTTATCTATCCAAAGTTTTTGGTAGTGTTGTTCTGCAATTTTTTTAGCTGTGTATGTTTTAGCTTCAACATTAATGTTTGTTGCTTTAATTCCTAAATTTTTTAAAGCATCAAGTTGCAATAACGGTTTTTTATCTTTTAAATTTTTATTCCAATATTCCATCATGGACTCTGGAGCATTTTCTAATATAATTTCTCCACCAATTAATTTTGCAGTAGGAATTTTATAATCTCTTTTTTCGTTTCTTACTTCGTAATAATCGTCAAGTAATGTTACGTCAACAAATTTAAAATCATATCTTATTGCAATTAGTGTAAGATAATATGTCAGAACATCTGTTTGTTTGAATGTCCATACCTTAGATT